CCATGAGCGGGCGGGTGATGCGGCTGGAGCCGAGGGGGCGGTAGAGCTGCTGGTCGCTGACGATCGGCACGACGGTGGGGCGGTCGAAGCCGGTTTCGATGCGTTCGGCCTGCCATGTGCCGCTGTTGCGGCGGCACAGGTAGACCTTGCCTGGCAGCCATACGTCGAAGCGGGTGATGTAGCCGTCTTTGTCTTTGTCGCGGATGGTCATGGCCGCGCCGATCCTGTCGTTGCCCCAGTCCCATATGGCGCTGCTCCAGTCGGCGGCGCGGGGTGTGATCCGTATGTCGTCGCCGTCGCCGGAGATGGTCATGAAGCTGCATCCGTGCGTGTATGCGGACACGATGGCCTGCTGGATTTTCACGCCGAACGTGTTCGCCGCGACGAGGTCGTCTACCTGCGTCTGGAGGGTTTCGGGCGCGTCGATGCCTTCGAACACGGAAAGGTCGGCGAGCGCGCGGACGGCTTTGTTGGGCCAGCCGATCATTGGTTTGGCGAGGGCTTTCATGGCCGGCGGGATGCTGTAGGCGACGCCTTTGTAGTGGTAGTGGGCGAGGTAGTAGCTGGTGCGCAGGGTGTTGCGCGTGTAGTGGCGTCGCCATTGTTTGAGGAGTTCGTTGATGGTGGGCTGGTCGTCGGGGTCCACTCCGGCGATGGTGTTGGCGTAGGCGCTTTCGATGGCGAGCCAGCCGGCTTGTCCGCGCAGGATGGGGACGTCGTCGGTGTTCATGATTAGTACCATGCTTCCTGTTGTGCGGTGGGGTCTCTTCTGGTGGTCATGGCCCCGTGGAGGGCGAGGGTGACGGCGTTGAGCGGGCTGATGTCGGTGTCGTCGTCGGGTCGGTTCCATCCGAAGAGGCCGTTTTTGCCGATGGGGCGTGTGGTGGCTTTGGCGGCGGCTTGCCAGAGTGGTTGTTGGCCGTCTTCGGGCAGGTGGGTGAGGGTGCCGTCTCTGAGCATGTCCTGGAGGCGGCCGCAGGCGCGGCCCATGTCGGTGGCGGCGGTGACGGTGACGGTGACGCCGGCTTCGGCGAGGTCTGGCAGGAGCGCGGTGGCGGGGCTTTGCCCGTCGATGACGAGCGCGGCGGTTTGTTCCCAGACCTTGTCGATGAGGTTGACGGCCCACATGGTGCCGTCGTGGTTGGTGTCCCTGTATTCGGCGAGTTCGATGTGGGCGGTGCCGTCGTCGTAGCGCATGCATGCGCCGATGGTCAGGCGTGTGCGGGTGGGGTTCATGTCGATGCCGAAGCTCATGACGCCGCCTGGGCGGCGTTTGTCGATGGTGGCTTCCTCCCATTGGCGGCGGTCGATGGCGCGGCTGAGGGCGTGTTCGTCCCAGATGCCGAGGGCTTCGCGCCGGAAGTCGTCGCCGGTGAGGTTTTCCCACAGGTTGGCGATGGATTCGTCGCTGGTGTGGGCCGGGTAGCTGGGGTTGGCTTTCCTCCATTGGTCGCGGTCGAGTGGGTCGGCGTCGCGGTCGGCGGCGTATTCGACGTAGAGGGTGCTGTGGGTGCGGCCGGCGCGCGTTTTGTCCCTGAGGCGGGTGAATGCTTCGCCGTTGTCCCTTGGGCCGGGCGGGGTGCCCATGTAGATGGTCTGGGGGTTGTAGGCGCGGTTCTGGGTCGGCAGCATCGACGCCATCGCCGAGTCGGACAGGTGCTGGGCCTCGTCGATGACGAGCAGGGCGATCTTCTTGACGCCTCGCAATGCGCCGCGTTCGCGGGCGCGGAAGAAGATACGGCTGCCGTTGCGGAAGCGTATCTCCTCTTTGCCGGCGGCGAGGCTGATGCCGTGGTCGGGGTCCACGAGGCCGCTCATCTCCGGCCTGAGCACGATCGCGCACAGGCTTTCGAACGTGTCCTTGATGACGCTGAAGTGCTGCGCCGTCCACACGATGCGCATGCCGGGGGTTCGGGCGGCGCGGTGGATCGCGACCCAGCCGATGTCGTAGG